TTCTACTTGGAAAGAACGAACTCAGGCATCTACAAAGGCACAGGAAGTTGTTGAAAAAGATAGAGGACAACAGCGTAAGGCTGCTTCTTCTGGCTCTGCTAAAGGAACTGGAGAAAGTAAATCTAAGAAAATCTACAGACGCTCTGATATTATTAACTTAATGCAAAACAATCCTGCACGATACTTAGAATTGTCTGATGAAATTACTCAAGCATATTCAGAAGGTAGAGTGCGATAATCTTAAATTTTTATATAGGTAAAATAAAATGGCACTTGGTTCAAATCATGTAACAAACACAACTGGCGCAACTTTCATTCCAGAGTTATGGAGTGACGAGATTGTAGCTGCTTATAAATCTAACTTAGTTCTTGCTAACTTGGTAAACAAAATGCCAATGTCTGGTAAGAAAGGTGATACTTTACATATCCCTAAACCAACTCGTGGTTCTGCTTCTGCTAAAGGTGCAGAGTCTCAAGTAACTTTGATTGCTGCTACAGAATCAGAAGTTCAAGTCAGCGTTGACAAACATTATGAATACTCTCGTCTTATCGAAGATATTACTGATGTTCAAGCTCTAGCTTCTATGCGTAAATTCTATACAGATGACGCTGGTTACGCTTTAGCTAAACAAGTTGATGATGATTTGTTTGCTTTAGGTAAATCACTAGGTAATGGTGATGGTTCTGACTGGACTCATAGCAACAGCTTCTATGTTGATGGTGCTAACGGTATTGCTGCTTATGCAGAAGATACTGTAGCTGCTACTGATATTTTCACAGATTTAGCTTTCCGTGAACTTATCAAGCAACTAGATGATAACGATACTCCAATGGAAAATCGCTTTATTGTTATTCCTCCTTCAGTTCGTCAAACTATTATGGGTATCGACCGTTACAACTCTAGCGACTTCGTAGATGGTCGTGGTGTTATGAATGGTCAAATCGGTACTTTGTACGGTATTGATGTTTACGTTAGTTCTAACTGTCCTGTAATTGAAACTGCTGCTAACAACACAGCTTCAGCTATAGATACTAAAGCTGCTATCATTGGTCATAAAGATGCAATGGTACTTGCAGAGCAAATGGGCGTACGTTCACAAACTCAATACAAGCAAGAGTACTTAAGTAACTTGTTTACTTCTGACACTCTTTATGGTACAGAGGTTTTACGACCTGAGTCTGCACTTGTTGTAGCTGTTCCAGCTTAGTAAGTTCTAACGGTATGGGGGGCTTAATTGCCCCCTGTATTTATTCTTTTTAATCTACACACAAATACAGAATATTTAGGAGACTTGCTTTGAGTATATACAGAGGTTCAGGTGGTTCAGGAGATGCTACTTCTGATGCTACCATAAATGAAGTAACAGAGTTAGTACAAGATGCTAATGAGTATAAAAATGAAGCAGCTGCTTCTGCATCTAACGCTGCAACAAGTGCTAGTAATGCTGCTACTTCTGAATCTAATGCTAGTACCTCAGAGACCAATGCAAGCTCTAGCGAAACAAATGCTGCCACCAGCGAAGCTAATGCAGCTACTTCAGAAACTAATGCAGCTACGTCTGCTACCAGTGCTTCTACTTCAGCGTCTAATGCGTCAACTTCTGCAACGGCAGCACAGACTGCACAGACAGCAGCAGAAACAGCACAAGCTAGTGCAGAGACAGCAGAGACTAATGCTAGTGCATCTGCCACATCAGCAAGCAATTCAGCAAGTACAGCAACTACACAGGCTGGAATAGCTACTACTAAAGCTAGTGAAGCATCTACCTCAGCAACTAATGCAGCAACTAGTGAAACCAATGCAGCGAATAGCGCAACTAGCGCAGCAACTTCTGCTACAAATGCAGCTAACAGTGCATCAACTGCATCAACAGCAGCAAGCAATGCCTCTACTTCAGAGTCCAATGCTAGTACAAGTGAAACAAATGCAGCAGCCTCAGCAACGTCTGCAAGCTCCTCTGCCAGCTCCGCATCCTCTAGTGCTACTAGTGCAGCAGGTAGTGCAACAACTGCCACTACAAAGGCTTCTGAGGCGGCTACAAGCGCATCTAATGCCAGCACATCAGAAACTAATGCAAGCAACTCTGCAAGCGCAGCTAGTACATCTGCTACTAATGCTAGTACATCAGAGAGTAACGCAGCTACATCAGCTACTAATGCAGCCTCCTCTGCTAGTGCAGCAGCTACAAGTGCAACAGAGGCAGCAGCTAGTGCAGCTAGCATAGACGTTAGTGGCTTTGTAACAAAAAGTAACAACTTATCTGATTTAGATAGTGCATCAACTGCCCTTACTAACTTGGGCATAGCTAATCACGATGACATTACTGTAGATGGTAGTGGTAATGTAGGTGTTGGGACGAGTAGTCCTGTTACTTCTAATGCTCGTCTTTCTGTTAGAGCAAATGGTGACTATAATGCTGGTCTTGCAATTGGTTCTACTTCATCTGCTGCAAACTGGGCAAGGCTTGATTTCAAAAATACAAACGCAGCAAGTCCATCACTTATTTATCAAGACCAAGCTGGTACATTTGGATTTAGAACAGATGGCGCATACCCCATTATTTTTCAAACAAATGGTGGTAATGAGCGCATGCGCATCAACTCCAGTGGTAATGTTGGTATTGGTACTAGTAGTCCTAGTACTGAGTTAGAAGTAAATGGCACAGTAACAGCAACATCATACGCTGGTGATGGCTCTGCTTTGACTGGTATTACAGGTGGTGGTCCTAGCTTAGGCACTAACAGCATTATCAGAACAAATGCTCAGACTATTAGTGAGAACATTACAATTCCTGCTGATACTAATGGGATGTCTATTGGTAATATTACAGTGGCAGATACATTCACAGTAACCGTTAATGGCAGATGGGTAATAATTTAATATGGCTTCTAATATAACAGTAGATACATTAACAAAAGGGGCTATCACTCTAAACACAGATGAGTTGGTAGATGTAAACAATACGAGAGTGTGTAAGGCTTGGGTGAATTTTAATGGAACTGGTACAGTTGCTATTAGAGCTTCTTATAATGTATCTAGTATTACTGATGTTGGCACTGGCAAATTCTTGGTGAACTTTACAACAGCTATGGCTGACACTAACTATACCACTAACTACACTAGTAGCCATTATAGGGATAGGATAGGTGTCAGTACAGCTCAAACAGTGGCTACATCCACTGACTTAACCACATATAACTCTACTGGCGCATTGTCCAATACTTCCATAAATAATGTTTTATTTTACAGATAAAAGGAACAAACTAAAATGACACAAAGAATTTTAATTACAAACGACAACGGTGCTTCAATTGGAGTGGTTGTCCCAGCAGATAACGTAACAGCAGAGTTCTGCCTCAAGGATGTACCAGTGGGCTACAAATATAAGATTGTAGAAACCGCTGATGTACCTTCAGACAGAACCTTCCGCAACGCATGGGAAGTGACAGATGTGTCTGACTGGTCGGTAAAAGCGTAATGGCTAGCTCAGTAGTATCCGATAACTTTGAGACGAGTACAGGTGCTATCCCTAATATGGGTGGTGCTGATATAACTACTAGATTGTGTTCTGCATGGGTGAATTTTAATGGTACAGGTACTGTTGCTATTAGAGATAGTTATAACGTAAGCTCTATCACTGATATTGGTACAGGTAATTATGCTATTAATTTTGCTACAGATATGGCAGATATTAATTACTGCCCGACCTCTGGCACTATAGACCCTGCTTTTAGTTCAAACTCTTTAACTGGTTATATTGAAAATACCAGCGTTAGCTCAGCAAGGTTTACAGCGAAAGCCTCCAATGGGGGTAGCTATGACATGTCAGCTTACTATGTCTCATTTCACGGGAATATTTAATTATGCCATTAATAATTGATACATTAACTAATTTAGGGAAAACAAAATGATTACAGTAAATAATACAAAAGCAATAGAGATTACAAAAGAAGCCATCAGAGCATACCGCAAACCTTTACTAGAAGCTCTCGATGTAGACTACACACGAGCAGTTGAAGTTAATGGAGACACTTCAGCTATCGTAGCGAGCAAGCAAACTCTACGAGATATGACAGCTACTGCTGAGGGCAAGAGTGTGGAAGAGCTAAAGGTTATTGTTGAAGGATTAGCATAATGGCTAGTGAAATCAGGGGGAGTGATAACTTTGACTCTAGTGAGGTTGGTAAGGTGTTGCAGGTAGCAACTGTACAGACACGAACAATAGCAACATATGCAGCACCAACAACGGGAGATGGCACAGAGATTACACCCCTAACAATTACCATGACTCCTACAGCAGCAGGGAATAGGATTGTTCTTGATTGGATTGTTAATGGTGAATGTCATTATGATACTGGATATATAGTCACTAGGAACGGAGTACAGCTTACAGACACAACTAATGGAACAAATGATAGGTGGGCAACTATTAATGCTCAACCTTATGATACGGACACTAACTCTACCCCAGATAATGCAGTGATTAGAATCATTGATAATAGTAGTCTAGCAATATCATCTATCTATAGGCTACATATTAGGTCAACAAGGTCTTCTGCACTCACTCTATACCTAAACCGTACTGTTGCTTCGACAGGGCAAGACCAATATGAAACATCCCTATCCACAGGTTCAGCAATGGAGGTGGCATCATGATTATTCAAGCTATTATTAACTTGGGTTGGGACAAGGCTGTATCTGAAGAGGATGGTGTAATTAATTGGTATGGCGAGGAGCCTCTACCTCAAGCCGACATTGATGCTGAGGTCACTCGACTACAAGCAGAATACGACGGCAAACAATACGCAAGAGATAGAGCAAAAGCCTACCCTACCCTAACCGAGCAAGCTGACATGGCTTACTGGGATAGACAGAACGGCACAACAACTTTAGATGATGCAATTACAGCGGTTAAAAATAAATATCCAAAAGGCTAACTTACAATGGACTTCCAAGACTTATTCAATGCAACCTTTGCTCTAATATCTATCTTTGTTGGCTGGTATTTAAGGGCAGTATGGGATGCTATCAGCAGATTAAGATTAGACATTCAGCAGATAGAAAGAAACATACCTAATGTATATCTTAGGCGTGATGACTTTCAAATAGCTCTAGCTGATATTAGAGAGACTCTTAATCGCATAGAAGATAAGCTAGACAATAAGGCAGACAAGTGACAGTAAGTTTTTATGTAACCGCAACACAAGTAACCTATACCTTTGGTGTTTCTTTTAACTTTGTATTTTAATAGGAAATCTTTATGATACAGCTACTACAAATTGTTGGTGGACTAGCTACTACATGGATGCAAGGTAAAGCAGAAGAGGTAAAGGTTAAACAGGAAGTAAAGATTAAAGCTATGCAGTCAGAAGAAAACTGGGAAAAGATGATGGCTGAAGGAAGTAAGACATCATGGAAAGATGAATGGTTTGTTATTGTACTTTCTATACCCATGATTGGTGCGTTCATCCCTAGCTTAGTGCCCTACATTCAAGAGGGTTTCGCAGTTTTAGATACTATGCCAGAATACTACAAAGGTTTTCTAGCAGCAGCTATAGCAGCTTCCTTTGGAATCAAGGGTTTAGCTAACTGGAAGAAATAAAGTTAAATAAAGACTTGACAAATCATTCAAAATATGATACAATAAATAAAATTTATTTTAGGAAGTAAATAATAACTATGACTTATTTAGAAACAGTAAATAAAATCCTAAAGAGATTAAGAGAGAGGACAGTTACGTCTGTAGAAGAGACCTCTTACTCTGCTCTTATCGGTGTATTCGTTAATGACGCTAAACAAGTTGTGGAGGAAGCATGGAAATGGTCTGCTTTACGTACTACATTAACTGCAACTACTACGTCTGGTATTTTTAGTTATGAGTTAAATGGTACTCAGAATAACTTTGACATCCTAGATGTAGTTAATGATACTGATGATTTCTTTCTTCAATACAAAGATGCTCACAGTTTTAATGGACTATTCTTAAACTCTGAACCAGCTACAGGCTCTCCTTATTATTACAGTTTTAATGGTATTAGTTCTGATGGAGATACTCAAGTAGACTTATACCCTATACCTGATGATACTTATACATTACGGTTTAACATAGTACAACGTCAGCCTGACTTAGAAGCAGAAGCAGATACTATTCAAATACCAGCTAAACCTGTAGAGTTATTAGCCTACGCTATGGCTATTGAGGAACGTGGTGAAGATGGTGGTGTTAATCCTGTTACTGCTTATGCTATAGCAGAACGTGCCCTATCAGATGCTATCACACTAGACTGTGGTAAGCACCCTGAAGAAATTATCTGGGTGGCTCACTAATGCGGGCTAAAAGCATACTGACAGAAAACCTAACTACTGCAGCTCTTACTGATAGTACGGCGTTACTGTACACTGTACCACCTAATACTAGAGCCAAATGGATATTAGCTTTTGTGTCTAACGGTGCTGGTTCTACTGTAAGCGGTGTACATTTAGAAATATCTAATGGCGTTGATATAGTTGTACTAGGTGCTAAGTCTTTAGGTTCAGGTGAGTACATTGAACTAGAGATGAATGGTGGCTATGTAATGTTAGAGTCTGGTTATGAGCTTAGGGGTAATGCTGGTTCTACTGGTGTTAGTTGTATTTTAACTGTGGAAGAAACTTCTAGTACGGTGACTTATAATGGCTAAACCTTTACAACCTGCATCAATCGTAGCCCCTGGATTTTATGGGCTTAATACTCAGGAGTCTGGTGTAACCTTAGAAGCTGGCTTTGCTCTACAAGCCGATAACTGTGTAATAGACAAGTATGGTAGGTTAGGTAGTCGTAAAGGTTGGGCATACCGTACAACTCAACTGGGTGGTGTTAATGACGCTAATAATGGTGTCAACCTATTGGGTACTCACATCTCTATTGACTTAGCTGGTGTTAAAAGAAACTTGTCTTGGAACGCTACTACATTTTATAAAGGTTATAGCAACTTAACAGCTATTACCCCTAGCACAACAGATACTATTACAACAGGAAACTGGACTGCTGCCAGCCTCAATGACAGAACTTACTTCTTTCAAAGAGGTTATAAACCATTAGTATATACAAACGAGTCTACAACGGACGAGTTTAAGTCCATAGACACTTTTACTGGGTATGATGGTACACCACCACAGGCTAACATAGTTATGTCTGCATACGGGCGTTTATGGGCTGCTGACACTAACTCTAATAAAACAACTGTGTACTTTTCTGACTTATTAGATGGCTCTAAATGGGGTTCAGGTAGTGCAGGGCAGCTAAACATAGCTGGCACATTCGCTAAGAACAGCGATGTTATTACTGGTTTAGGTGCACACAATGGTTTCTTAGTAGTATTCTGTAAAAACTCTATTATGTTGTTTCAAGATACTGATAGCTTTGAAGCCAGTTTTGATGTTACTACACTTTCTTTAGTAGAAACTATTGAAGGTATTGGTTGTATATCTCACAACACTATTCAAAATGTTGGTGATGATATTATGTTCTTATCTTCTACAGGTGTTAGGTCTTTAGGTAGAACTATCCAAGAGAAGTCACAACCATTAAGAGACTTATCTAAAAATGTACGTGATGATTTAATTACCCTTGTAGAGAATGAAGGTACAGATACAAACATTAAAGCTGTGTATTGTCCTAACTTCGCTTTCTATTTACTTTACTTTCCAAGTGCTAGTGTTGCTTTTGCTTTTGATACTAGGAGCCCACTACAAGATGGCTCTCTTAGGATTACTAAGTGGGTAGGTATAGACCATAATAACTTTGTTTATGATGCTGATACAAGACAGTTACTGTTCTGTCAAGCCAATGGATTAGCTGAGTACTTTGGTTCTCAAGATAACGGAAGTGCATTTAACTTTAAGTATTACACTAACTATTTTGACTTAGGTAACAGTAATATAACTAAGATAGCTAAGAGATTATGTGTAACATTGATTGCACCAGACAACCAAACCTTCGTAACTAAA